ACGTCCTACACATCTCGTACTAGCTCATCTTATTGAAGAAGATGATTCGTACGTTGATTTTTACCTAGAACAAAAAGAAAAGTATGGTTGTACTATTATTATGGACAACTCTGCTTTTGAGATGTATAAGCAGAATCGTCCTATGTACGACTCTGGTAAACTGATTACTATGGGTGAAAAGATCAAAGCTGATTATATTGTTATGTCTGACTATCCAGACAGTGATCCAGAAGAAACAATTGAAGCTGCTATGGTAATGGCTCCTGTCATTAAAGATAGCGGGTTTGGTACTTTCTTTGTTCCTCAAGGAAAGAAAGGATCGGTTAAGGATCTTCAGTATTGTTTCAAGTTTGCAGCTAATCATCCAAAACTAGTAGACTATGTTGGAGTTTCTATTCTTGCAATTCCAATTGCTTATAATGTTGAGTCTGGTAACAAACTTCAACGATTTACTTCTCGTCTACGGTTCATGCATATGATGGCCAATGATCCAAGTATTAGTACAATCAAGTATAATGGTCAAAAGATCCATTTCTTAGGAATGGTTGATGGTCCTAATGAGATTATGTTTATGGAACCTTTTCACAAATATATCGATACATGGGATTCATCGGCTGCTGTTTGGCTTGGATTGAACGGTATGAAGTTTGACGACTCACCTACCGGTAGACTTGAAGGCAAGTTTGAAGAAGAAGTAGACTTCAACTTTAAAACCGAAGATGAACATCTGTTGAAACTTGCAAAAGATAACATGGAATATATTGATAGGTTGACAGCAGCTTATCTGAGTAAATTGGATGTGTAATGATGAGCGAATGGAATAAGGTAGAAGATGTGATGCCAGAAATTGGCCAACCAGTTTGGTACTACTTTGATAAGGTAGGAACTTGGCGTGGTACTTTTGATGGATATTATACTGATTCCGAAGGTGTAGAATGGAAGGGAATGCATATGTTTTCAAGTGATGTTGGATTCCTTACTGGTGATGTAACACATTGGATGAATGATCAAGAGGAGAGACCTAATGACCCAAGATGATAAAGAAAAAGGATTTTACTGGCACCGTACTCATAAAATTGATGAGTGGGTTGAACGTGAGATGATTGATTGTGTTTGGGAATATGTTTCTGAATTTTACGATGTGGAAGAGATTACTGAACTTACTGAAGAACAGATTGGTGAGTTGGAAGCATTTAGAGAGCTTGATCTCAATCAGTATTCTCCATTGCAGTTGGGGTTCAGCTGGCTTATTAGTACGCACGAATCAGGGACATGGGAAACGGAGCAAGAGAATGAAAATTGATACAGACCGTATAGTAGGATTCTTTATGAGTCCAATTGTCACTGGTGGTATAGGAATTGCTAATGTTATTTTTGCATTCAACTGGTTACAAACTTTGGCAGGTGTTCTTCTACTTGCAATTGCTGGTTGGGATTTTTATAGGAACACACAGAGAAAACTATGAGCGAAAAAAAACTTTATGTTCTAAAAAATTTAGAAAAGAAAAATGTTTGGAATACTGAATACTGGTCTGATCAACGAGGCCGACGTTTTGGTATCGAAGAAATGTTTCGTTGGGGCGAAGTCGTTTTAGAATTAGACGAAGACGAAGTATCTGAAATACAAACTTATATCTTTGAAGAGACACCTATCATAGCAAGCGATTATACTATCTATGATAATGGTATGATGGATTGTTGCGCATTTGATTTTTTTCAGAGTTACAATTTAAAGAATCCAGATGATGTGATAACTGTTGATAATATTCAAGAAATGTGGGATAATGATCAGTATACCGCCTTTGAAGAAGCTGGTTTTGAGATCGATGAAGTTGATCTAGTTTATTCTGGATTATGTGAACTTGTGGAGTACAAAAGTGAGTAAAATTGAATACAAATATAATGAAGACAAGATCTTGAGAGAGATCTACGAATACATTACTTCTACTTACAATCAACACTATGTTGGTAAGAAAGATGTACAAACAATTGACGTGTGGGAGAACATGGGCATTGCAGAAGAAATGTGCATGGGAACTCTTATGAAATATGCTATGCGTTTTGGAAAGAAGGACGGTAAGAATCCTAAAGATCTTATGAAGTTGATCCATTACGCAATCTTGGCTTATAATTTTAGTTTTATGGAGAAGAATAATGATGGTACATCTCGCGAGCGAGAAGTCGACGTCGACTCTGTCGAAGTTTGATGACAAGCAAGTTCAACCTAATGCTATTGATCTCAAAGTAGATAAAGTTTTTAGATTAGAACCAAAAGAATTCAAAATTAGTGAAGAAGAGAAATCTCATAGAGGATCTGTTGAGATTCTTCCTGATGAACAAGGCTATTATAATCTCATCCAAGGTACATATGAAATTATCATGGAGGGAATTGTTTCCATTGGAGAAGATGAAGCTGGATGGGTTATTACAAGATCAACGTTGAACCGTAATGGTCTATTCTTAACTTCTGGTCTTTATGATAGTGGATATGAAGGTGTTATGGCTGGTGCTCTTCATGTTAATGGTGGACCAGCGAAGATCAAAAAAGGAACTCGAGTTGGTCAGTTCCTTATGTTTAAAGCAGAGTCGCTGAGTTCATATGACGGCGATTACGGTGTTGGTAAAGACCATGACCAGAAATACGGAGTACAATAATGGAAATCAAAGTATCCTTTGAGGAGCTTAGAAAAAAGAAACTCTTTGTAGCAACACCTATGTATGGTGGCCAGTGTCATGGTATGTTTGCAAAGTCAATGGCTGATCTATCAGCTATCTGTGCCAAGTATGGTATTGAAATGAGAGCATATTATTTGTTCAACGAATCTCTTATCACACGAGCTCGTAACTATTGTGTAGATGAGTTTATGCGATCTGATTTTACACATATGATGTTTATTGACTCTGACATTGGATTCAATCCACAAGACATTCTTGCTCTTATGGCTCTGCAGGGAACAGAACCAGGTGAAGATCCATATGATGTGATTGGTGGTCCGTATCCCAAGAAGTGTATCTCATGGGAGAAGGTTGTAGCAGCGGTTAACAAAGGTGTGGCTGATGAAGATCCTAATGAGCTAGAGAACTATGTTGGTGACTATGTGTTCAATCCTGTTGTACCAGCTGGCGGTCAAGCTGAGATTCGTTTAGATGAACCAGCCGATGTTCTTGAGATTGGTACAGGGTTTATGATGACTCGTCGTGCTACGTTTGAGAAGTATGCTGAAGCATATCCTGAATTCATGTATAAGCCAGATCATGTTCGTACTGAACACTTTGATGGTACACGTGAGATTATGATGTACTTCCAAGCATTGATTGATCCAGACTCAAAGCGCTACTTATCTGAAGACTATATGTTCTGTCAGTGGGCACGTAAGATTGGATTGAAGACATATATCTGTCCGTGGATGCAATTGCAGCATGTTGGCAGCTATGTGTTTGGTGGTAGTCTACAACACCTTGCAGCTGTTGGTGCATCTGCTACTGCTGATAAGTCAAAGATTAAAACTCGAAAGGCAAAGTAAATTATGAAGATCAGTGAAAAAACGATTAACTATTTGAAAAACTTTTCAACTATTAATCAATCTATATTAATGAGAGATGGTACTAAACTATCTACAGTATCACCACAGAAGAATATTATGGCAGTAGCTAATATTGAAGAGTCTATTCCTTCAAGGTTTGCTATCTATGATCTTCCACGATTTATTGGAACAATCTCACTGTTTGATGATCCAGAGTATTCGTTTGAAGATGATCATGTTCTTCTTTCGGGTGGCCAACAAGCTACTAAATATAAATTTGCAGATGAACAAAGCATTGTAGCAGCACCAGACAAAGAGATCACACTTGAAGATCCGGAGGTTGAATTCTTTGTTCAAGTAGAAGATCTAACTAATGTTATTAAGGCTTGTAACGTGTTAAGATTACCAGAGATTGGTATTGTTGGTGATGGTGAGACTGTATCAATTCAGGCTCTTGATATAAGTAATCAAGACAGTGATAATCATAGAGTCAATGTAGGTAAGACAGATCTATACTTCAGAATGATCTTCAAACCAGAGAATCTAAAACTTATGAGTAGAAACTATAATGTAAGAGTTTCTTCAAAAGGTATTGTTGAATTCTCTAGTGATGATCTGAAGTATTGGATTGCAACAGAAGCAGCATCTAAGTTTGGAGAGTAGTATGAACTTTACAATTGGAGATATTGAAAACGTTGTCAAGATTATTGACGCAGCATCACAAAGAGGAGCCTTCAAAGGCAATGAGCTTACAGCTGTAGGAACTGTCAGAGATAAGTTTGCAGCCGCTATTGTAG